CGTGTAATACCGCTTGTTTCCGCCGAGGGGAAAGAAGCCCTGAAAGGTCGTCAGTGAATCGAGGTCCCAATCGAATTGACTCGGGCATGACCAAAGCGCGTTGCCGTCGTCCGACCCATCACCCTGGCTCCCCGAGTAGGGGTCAAGGTAATCGTGGAACTGGTCGCCGGCAGTGGCGTCATAATCGGTCTGCACATGGTTGATCCAGCCGGTACCAAAGACGGCCATCGGTCCCCAGTTGCGGACCAGCTTCCCGACGTCGTCCAAATCCTCCCCAAGCGTCGATGGGTTGCCGACGTGCGCCAGGACAAGATCGGTAACGCCAGGGATGAAAGCGTCATCCGAGAGCTCAGCGCAAAGCCGGTTGCGCTCGTTGGTCTGCGGGTATTCGTCCCTGGTCCGGATTCGCTCCCGGCATTCGTGGATCAGGGTCGCCAAAGCCTCGTCAAAAAGTCCCTGGTGCGAGGCATTATGAAACGCCATCGCGTCTTGCATGTTCCCGTAGTCGCGCTCGTGGGCATACTGCATGAACAGCTTGACCGCGTTCCGGTACATGATCTCCGGGCTGATAAGGTCGTTGTCCGCCCAAACGGTTTTGATGCCCTTCCACTCAATCACAACCAGCTCGTTACTCTGGATCCAGGGGGCGATATAGATGTTGTTCTGGTAAACCGCCCAAATCGCCGTTCGCGCGCGCCCGTAAAGGCTGTCATTGTTCGCGTCCGCCACACCAAAACCAACCGGAAGTCGGCTGGCCTTGGTAAAATCCGGCGCCGGGGAAAGATAAAGATTGCGGGCCCACGACTCCGGCTCGGGCCATTGCCGTTGACGGACAAAAACGGGGTCCGTGAAATTCTCGTTGGCTATGGTGAAAACCCGATTGACGATGCCCCGAGGCGCGGGGAGGACCGTCATGCCGTTCTTGTAGAAGGTCTTTTCGAAACGGATGACGTTGACGTTGTCGTCCCGCTCGCACGTCACCCACTTGGAGATCTCTGCAAAAGCCTCTTGGAAGTGATTGTCGTGAGCGGAAATGAGGTTTTCAGGCTCACCACTTGCCCAAATCTGATTGCGGATATCAGTTTTAAGCTGCGCTACGGTTTTTGTTCGTTCTCGGGACATTGGCGGTGTTTCGTTTGCCTAACGTCGGTTTGAACTCCTGAAGCTCGGGAGCCTTGGCCGGGTTAGCAGGTTTTGGAGCCTCAGGCGGGCTATCGGCCACGGTCATGGCACTCCTCCGGATATCGCTCTTGCCGTTAACAGCTAGGGCATCCAGTGTTTCGGAACCAGCCCGCGCGACGACCTCGCGGTTTACTAAGCCGAGCCCCGCCGATCTTGATAGTTCCTCCCTCCATGGAGTCAGCGGAGACTGTTCCCCCGTCATTTTTTTTTGAGCGTAATGCTCGTGATACTCCTCGGCGCTTATCTCTGAAACTCCGCCGCGCTGCTCTCGAATGAGCCGTGCGAGCTCGTTCTGGACTGCCTCGTTTTCCGTCCCATACCAACCAAGGACGTGATCAAGAGTGTCGAACGTGAGGGGAGTCGGGATCCCCGAAAGCGTGATGATTGCCGGTGTGCCTGGACTATATTTTTTGAAGTAGCGAGTAGCCATGCCGCGAACTCTTACAACCGACCGGGATGAATGGGAAGATAAAAACACGGGCCGGCCAACCCGGTTGGAGCTGACCGGCCCTTCGCGTACTGGTTCTAAAAACCAGCGCCAGCGGAACTCCGCCGGCAGATCCTGAAACGCCGGAGGCAAAAATAATGCGGGGCCGGCCCTATGGCAAGAACCAGCCCCGCGGATCCAGCAAACTAACCCCGCTCAGTAGAGGTTAGTGTACGTCGGGTTCGCTACCATCCCGACAGTCGTCGGAGGACCTGACGCAACGCCCATAATCCAAACAGAGTTTGCAGGGCATTCCACGATAGCCGTACAGGTTTCAGAGATCAGGGTGATCTCCTCCGTGATGTTTTCCATCGTACAAGCAAACGTCGGGTCAATTCGAGCCAACTGCTCGATCTCACCCAAGGTGCGGACCTTGCGGTTAGTGGCGATCATACCAGGGTAGATCGTCCCGCCTTTCGGTCCAGGCTTGCCGATATCGAGGATCAGCATCATGCGCCCCGCGGAGTCGATATTCTCAGTCGCGAAGGCGTTGAGGATATCGTCAAAGAACTCGTGAGTCACAATGGCGATCGTCAAGCCGGCAGGGTATTTCACCTTGTACTTGCGCCAGTAGAACCCGAGCTCGTTGGTCCCTTCCTCGATGTTGATACGGACAATGTCCCCATACTCCCGACGGTAGTAGGAGATAACAGCGGTTTCGAAGTCCGCCGCGGTCTGGTTGTCCGTGAAAATGTCGATCGTGTCGACAGGTTTGCCCTGAGATTTGCGAGCACGCATAATCCGGTAAATTTCGGAGAGGAGCTCGTAGAAATTCAGGTTCTGGTTCTGCAAGTCGCGGACGCGGTCGCAAGCCAGGAGCTGCTCAAACACGCCGACCATGTTTGCGCGATAGGCGATGATTTTGCCGCCGGTGCCGGGGTCAACCGACCCGCCGCTTACCGTGAGGATCTGTTCGAGGTTCTGCCAGTTGGCGAGGCTCTGATTGGCGCTGATCTTCTTACCGTAGAAGAACGAGTTAAGCCAATCGCGTTGGAAGTTTTCCTCGTCCTGGCGGTTACGCTCGGCCAGGTCCAGATCGCCGAATTGGCGGAAGTACTCGTTTGACTCCATCAGGCGCTCGAAAACCTTCTTGTATTCCGAGTCTACCCGACGGCCTCGGCGCATCGTCTGATACCAGTAAGGGACGCGCTTCCTGGGGTCCAGCGTAGGCCGGTTATGGCACCAGCTTTCAAAGTCGTTGACGTTGTTACCGCCCTTGAGCACAACGCCCGCGGTGGGAGCAGTGTCGTAAGGGGTAGCAGAGCCAGCATTTTCCGACGTGATCAGGACGTCGACGTAGCTGAAATCCGCAGCAACTTCGGACGCAAGCACGCGCCATTGACCGATCAGGGTCTGGCCTCCGCTCCGACCGAAAATGTGCAACCGGTCTTTGTCGACGAACCATTTCGGGTCCAGATCGATGCCGTAGCGGCTTACCACACGGATAACACGGTCTGAGGCTGCGCCAAGGGCCAAGTCTCCTGCAGTGAGCGGTCCGGTAACCAGCGCGGTATAGGCGCTCTGCGCCTGGCCCTGGCTGATCGCCCAAAACTCCTTATTGATGACGGAGTCTTGCCGGCCAAGAACGAAGGGCTTGAGCAGGGACGGACCTTTGTCGACTTTCTCGTAAGAGAGAAGCGAGCCGATATTCCGTTGGGAGCTCATTACCCAGTCATACATGCCGTTGACCTTGATCCCGCATGCCTTCATCTCGAAGGCCGTCCGAAACCACGAGTCCATATCCGCAAACAGCCCGTTTGGGCGGAACAGGTTCTCAAGGTCGGTGGGAGTTAGGTGTGCCACACTCGCCCGCGTAATCGTACCGTGCGTATCGAAGTTATTCGATACAACGACCGTACAGGGAGTGTCCTGAAAACGCCGCGAAGTGCTCGTCACCGCCAGAAACGGGAGAGCAGCAAGGGCGCTGAGAGCCCACATGGGGGCCAGTAGGAAAGCCGCACACCAGAGGAGTGCGGTCAAGCCGAACAGTTTCTTAGGACTCATGCTTTTCCGGCTCGGGGCGGTCTAGCTACACGCCCGTTGCGCGGAAAGCATTATGAGCCAAACATCGTGTCTGTGGCCTGCTTAGCGAAGGTTTTCGCCCTGTCGGATGGCACTCCCGTACTGGTTCTAACATCAGCCTGACCTCCGAGGGCCGGAGATCTCGGTTTTCCAGCGGCTGGCGCGGGCGATGGCGCGGGTCGAGGCGCAGCCGGAGCTCCCGGCTTGGGTGCAGCGGGACCAGCCACTCCGAAGCGCCGACGGGCTACAGCCTCCCGTCTTTCGACTTCGGCCTTAGCTTTCTTACCGTAGAAATCAACCATGAGGTCCTCGAGCATATCTGCCGTGATTACCCAAACTGTGCGATCGAGGGATTCAATATGAGCCTCCTTTTGCGACTGGCTCAGGCGGCTGTCAGAATGGATTGCGTTTAACTGCCCGGTGTACTCCGAGACGCTCATCCACTGGCGCCCTTTGGCGTCAACCTTGGCGCCTGGCGGAGCGCTCTGCATGTCGCGTTCCTTTTTCGAGAGAAACTCGAATATGAGGTTGTGCGCCGGATTGTTTTTCGGGCTCAACCGGTAGCCGAGCTCCGGGACGGTCGTCTTTTCGAGCTCAAAAAGCAGCGGCTCGAGCTGGTTTTTCACAACGTCATCCATGACCTCCTTGGCAATGGGGTTTGCCGCGTCGATTTTCTCGACGTTTTCAGCGGTCAATATCGGGTTGCCTTTGGCGTCTTTCACGTGCGCGGCCAGCTCCGGGCTTACGGACTCGACGAACCTCAGGATCTTCCGGTCGATCTGCTGCACGATCGTGCTACCGGCCTTCTCGAGCGCCTTTTCCTGGCGTTCCTTGCGCCGTTCCTCCTCGATCGGCTTTAAGCGCTCTTGGACCTTTGCCTCCGCGGCCATGTCGATACGCCCCTGCTCGATCTCGGCGGGGTCAATGTTCGGCTGGTTCGCGGCATACCATGCGGCGTGCTCGTCATCCTCGGGGTTAAACTCCTTATCAGGGTTCTTTTCCATCCAGTCGTTGACGTACGCATAGTGTTTTTGAACGTAATCGGTGTACGCCTGAGACATTCCCTTGTAACGGGGGTTGGTCAGCTCGAGGTATTTGATGACTTCGAGGTCGCGCTTGTCGTCGTCGTTCATGTCCGGTACGGCCGCTGGCGGAGGAGCCGCCGGAGCTGCTGGTTGTGCCGGCTGCAAAACCTTGGCTACCTCTCGAGCAGTTTCGCGCGCCGTCAAAGAGGCAATCTCCTGAGGGGTGAGTTCCGCCGGCTCGGGGATCTCCGGCTCTGCCGGCGGTTCCGCTGGTGCCGCAGGTGCACCGGAAGCCGGCGCCTCCGGAGCGGCCGGGGCAGCGGTCATATCCTCGACACGCTTCCTCGGGGCCTCGCCCCATCCCATCGCCCGGTAAAGTCCTTTGGTTTGCTCCGGCGCGTCCTCAAACACGGGCTCCGGCGCAGCTTCCGGCACCGGTTGATCGGCTTGTGGTTGTGCCGGTGCCTCGGCAGGTTCGGCGGGCTCGCCGGCCGGGGCGGCGCGCAATGGTTTTCCCGTTTTCCAGTCGAGTGCGGGAGGGGGAGGGCTCTTGGTGAATGTTACTTCCATGATTATTTCTCTCTGGTTGTTACCGGTTTTGGCAAAAGCTGAGCGTGCTCCGGAGTGTAGCTACGATCAGCAAACTTGATCATTATCTCCCATGCTGCTTGAAATTTTCTGGCCTCCGCCGCCTTCTGCTCTGCCTCGAGCTTCGCTGTCTCGCTCCCTTCTACGAGAAGGTTGCCGGCCTCCGCGGTGAGCATAGCGGCCCTGTTGGACAGCCAACTTACAAAAGTGTCGAATGCTGGATTTGTGAGCCACTCGCGGACAGCCTTAACTTGGGCTTCCGGCAAGGGGAGCGGTTGAAAGTGAATCATCTGCTGGATGTGGGGCTCCGGATATTACCTGTGCCAGGGTAGCGATATCCGATTGGTTCTTTTGCGTAGCGTCTGCGAGCGGCTTAATCATCTTTTGGACTTCAGCCATGACGCCTTGTAACTGCTGCTGAGCTGCCGCCTGCTGCTGTTGCGGACTTGCGCCCGCCGGAGTGACGTCCCTGAGCTGGAAGTCACGGTCCAAGCCGGCCAGTTGCGCGATCTGGTTGGCCAGGTCAATCGCCTGCTGTGATCCGATGGCCTGAGCAGTCATCGGATTGGCGAGAAGCTGTTGAACGAGCTGAGTCATCACCTGAGCTGTGCCGGCATCGTTCATCCGGTCGTCCCCGTCTCGGGTCGCGGCAATTTCCCAAAGGTCGATCGCCGTTTTCTGCTTTTTGACGCGGACCCGCCGATGATGATCCCTCTCGTGAAACATCGTGTCATGCTCCGCCCAGGTAAATCCCATGTCCTCGAGGACCTTGCTCGAAAGTGGGATATCCGTAGCGACGTGGACGTACATGTCATCATCGCCGAAAGCCATTAGCCCGTTGTAGAGCTGCCGTTTCCAGGCGTCCCGATAAATATCCACGGGCGTGCTCGTGAAAAGCAGCCGCGTGCTTGTGCTCGCCGCGATGTTGCGCACCTCCTCGCGCGTCTGCTCATGGCTGGCGGCCTGTGCTACCTCGTGGCTGCTCATCACCAGCACCCGCTCGAGGACGTCCAGAATGGTTTTGAGCACATTGATAAGCTCGGCCACGTTGCCCCGCGGGAATGTCGCTGAGTGAACCGCCTCGGGGATTTTGTTCTGCGCCCGGATGGCCTGTTTGCCGCTGAAGGGGACGATGTTAAGCGCGCGGAAAATCTTCTCACCAAGGTTTTTGATGATGCTCTTGCCCTCGCTCGTGATCTGGTCCTCGTCGACAAAGGTCAGGTTGGCCAGGTTCTGCTTAGCCGTCATCACGATCTGCGTGAGAATGTTCGAAAACTGGTCTTGGAAGGGCAGAATTTCGAGGCTCAGTGAGGCGTTGTTTGTCCGCGACTCGTCAGCATCGTAGCCCAGGTAAAGGATCGGGCTGTAAGGGAGCGGCTCGGCATACAAAAACGTGGAGATATCGCCGCCGACAACGAAACGGAACCAAACCGGCTCGTCATAGTCGCCTAAGCCGTTCTGCGAAGGGATCAGCTTCTCAAAATGGTCAACGGTAAGGACACCCTGGTCGAGGTGATCGGTCCCGTAATAAAGGTAGGCAAGCGCCTTCTCCCGGTCCATGTCCCCAATGCCGGCGCCGGTTTGAGCCAGGAGCGTATTGCCGTCATTGGTCTTTGTCGGCGTCACGGGAATGTTGAGGGTGCACGCGGAGTAAACCGTGGCAAAAAATGTCCGGTGATCCACTACCAGGGAGTTGGGACCTACGCTGATTTGGTCCTTGTTCCAGTAGTTGGAGTTTACGATATCCCGGTAGCGTCGAATGCTCCAGTACCCGCCAAACTCACAGCCCGTGTCGTAATTGTAGGTGTAAGGGCCATGGTTAAGGTCGCGGTAAAATCTGGTCGGGTGAGGGTGATGATATCGGAGCCCCTCCTTAATCGTGACCTTTATCAGGTCGCCGAGCTTGCAATTCTCTCCGCCTGGGGTCTTGGCCTCGGCTGCGACGTCCTTCTCGTCGGCATGCTTCCATTGCTGCTCGTTGTGCCAGGACTCTTTTGGAAACTGAAAGCACCAGCCGTAATGGAGCATCTTGAGCACGGCCTGCTTCATCACGTCGTAGTAACCGTACTGGTTACTCATCGTCTGAATGCGGTCCGTAATTGCCCCGCACTTCAGCCGGTTTACCGCAGTGGCCTTGATCGGGTCGAACTTGAAGAACGGGATCAGCCGGCGGTCGTTCATTATTTTCGCCCATCGAATGGTCACGTAAGCGCGAACCAGCGGTACGAAAATGTTGAAGAACATCGGCAAATTGAATGTCTTTTTGCCGGTCGGCTTCCCCGTGCGCGAGTCGAGCTCCTGATCAATCAGGTGCGTGAGCCCCAGGTCCGAAACCATTCGCTGCACCTCGCCATCGTCGAGTGTGTCGCCGCGTTCGATGAAATAGGCCAGGAGGGTAGGACTGATCTGTCGGAAAGGGGTTTCCCACGCGAGGTCCAGGGCGTGATAAATCCGGTAATCTTGAAAGTTGCGGTTCATCCCCTCCTGAATGCGCGAGCGGATGCGCTGCCAAAGCGCTACGCGGCCCTCGTCCGCTTTCCAAGTAAGCGGATTGCCGGAGAGTTTGGCCTTTAGCGTCTCCTCGGTGACGCCTTTAGCTGCAAGTATCTTGAGGTCGACCATTAGTTGATCGGTTTCGTCTTACCCTCAAAGGCTTCTTTGGTCTGGCGCTCCTTCATATATTCGAGAGCCCCGCCGCGTTTCGGTCTTGCGGCCTGGCCACCTTTGGCCTTGGTAGCGCGCTCCATGTGCATGACGTCGAACTCCCTGGTCAGTGGCATCGGTCGCTCGCCGGCAGCTAACGACTCACTTGGCATCTCGTTCATGTTTGGCCCCGCCTTCATCGGCTTGGGAGCTGGCACCGGGCGCGCGTGGATGATCACATTATCGTCCTCGTCCATGTCGTTTACGGCTGGATGATGCGCAGGGAGGGATATTCGATGGATTGGCTTCATGGGTGAACAGGTGTTGGCCGAGCAATCATTGCGCGGCTTATACTCTTGAGCTTTTGGGCACGCAACGTAAATCTGTCGAATGCCGTTAGACTCATCTGGTCATTGGTATCCGAATTTGTTTGGTCGACAGCTCGAGGTTTTCAACAGTTTCTCACGCTCCCTGCTGGTGTGCGGTCCGCGTAAAAGCGGCAAAACATGGGCCGTCCTGCACAAGATCGTAAGGCACCTTTGGGAGACAAAAGGCGCTCGGGTCGCGATGTTCTCGCGCACTTTGAAAAACTCCAAGGAGGGCGGGACTTGGTCCGACCTGCACACAATCACGCTCCCCGAATGGATCCGGGCAAAGATAGGACTCAAATACACAACCAAAAGCCAGGAAGGCCGGCCGGGGCCAAAGACTGACGGCCAAACCCGAACCCCTTACTTTCGGATCAGCAACGTGCACGGGGGTGAGTCGGAGTTGATGCTTTTCAGCCTGGACCATGACCCGGATATCGAGTCGAAAATAAAAGAGCAGCGCTTCTCGATGATCTACTTTTCGGAGCTCTCGAAATTCCGCGATCGTATGGTCCTCTCGGTCGCCCTTCCATCCCTGCGCATGCCGCATCTCACCATGGAGGAGCAGCAATGGATCGCCGACACAAACCCTGGCGAGGAAGGGGACTCCTCTTGGATTTATGAGGTCTGGTATATCGAACGAAACCAGAGCTACAAGGAATACACCGAGCGCAACACCGAGCGGGGCCGGCCCACGATGCCCGAAGCCATCTTTTACAATTTCCAGAGAGGTTTGCAGCTCATCGAAATCAACCCCGAGGAAAACCCGCACTTGGATCCGCGCGAGCTCGACGAGCTCAAAGCCACTTACGCCTATGACGAGGGCCTCTACGCCCGTTACGTCTTGGGGAAGTGGGTCTACGGTGAAGGGGACGCATCCATCCACTTCAAGGGCAAATTCAACCCCGCTGTCCACGTCATCGGCTCCACGGAAGGCAATGAATCAGAATGGATCTGTGCTAATCCTCACCCCAGCTCGTTCGAGCTAATCACCGGTTGGGACATTGGCGAAACCAATCACGCCGCGGTTGTGGTCGACCGGGTCGTTGTCGGCGGGCGATCGGTTTTCATCGCCGTGGATGAGCTCGAGGTCCTCGGGCGAGAGGTAAGCGTTGCAGACTTCACTGTTGAATTCATGGAGCTCATCAAAGCGCTTGAAAATACGGCCGGCAAGGAATACTCCCTCGACCGGTCATGGTCCGACCGCTCGAGCCTTGAGAAATACTCCGCCACTGCCGACACTTTCCCTTACCTCGAGGTCTACGCAGCCAGCGCCAAGCGGATTTACCTTCGGGCATGCCCAAAGCCGGCGGGATCGGTAAAGACCAGGGTCCAACTTGTCAAAACATTGCTCCACAATAAGCGCCTGTTCATCTCCGCCCACTGCAAGGGGCTAATCCGCATGATGAAAGAGCTTAAGAAGGGATCCGACCGTCTCGAATACGTTTGCCAGGACGAGAACAAGCACCTTTTCGACGCGCTCACCTACGCTTTGCTCATGGAATGCTCCGAGGAGCTCGAGCTGACGCCGGCAATCACCGAAGGGCAGCGTTTACCGTCCTTCGCGACGAGTATCCGGATGGCATAGTGTAGAGCGGCCCGGAGAAGTCATTCGACCCCTCAACCCTGCTCAAAGAGCTAGGCTAGAACTATCCCGGCAAGCCGTGAGCGCCACGGGGGCCGCTCCACAAATCACGTATGAGCCGGCGGTACATCCGCTTTTGGGCGGGCGAACCGCGCTTCATAAACTCCATTTTGCCGTTGTGCACAAGTCGATTGTCCCGCCTTTTGTGCGGGGCCATGAGGTTGACGCCGCATCCCGCAGCGAAAGCCTCAATCGTTTTGAGCTTAACGCTGTCCCATACCCTCAGCTTTGAGATTTTGCAGACTGTGGCGCGCGAAAGGCCCGACCTCATCGCGATATCCGAGTTGGATAAAGGACGCCGCCCGCTCCGAGCCATGAGACGGCATCGGGCGGGCGGAAATCGATTAACGAATTGTGTGAGGGTCACCCTGGGGGCTGCGTCCCCGGGCCCGTCGGATGGGTGTCAACTGGCTGCGGGTCAGTCGACTTATTCCACTCAGGACCCGTAAAGGCCGTTCCGCCAGGGCGGAGGACTTTGACACGGTCGAACAGCTTTTGCTGCATTTCCGCCGGTATCAATCCCTTTTGGACCGCCTGCTCGATATCGGGGGCTAACTTCTCGATCAGTCCAACAAGACCGTCGGCAACTTCAAGGGCAAGGATGGGGTCCATTTACTTTCCTGGGGTTGAGAGTGTTTTGACTGACGAAAGCACGTAATAGCGGTTCGCGACAGCAAGCATCGCGTGAATGACATTGAGCCCGGTCTGAAAAGCCGTGCGATTGGCGTCCGTCGGATTGGCCGTATAGGCATCTCGCAGGCTGAAAGCACTCGCAAACGCGGCTGGCGCCTGAGCTCGGATATCATCCGCGGCCTTGGTGATCTCCGGCGGAAGCGCTAGGCCGGCCTGGCGCTGCTGGTATTCCCAACTTACGAATCCGTGAATGGCGTCGTAGCTGGTCGCGAGTGCGAGGTCCGAGGAGTATAGGAACTTGTCCCCCTGGTAGACTCCGGTCTTATCGAGCGATCCGCAGCCTCCAGTAAAATAGAAACCCGCATTGACGAGGAGCAAAGCGGCCAGGATTGGTAGCTGAATCTTGAGATTTTTCATGCTGGATTGGTTGGTTGGTTTTTTTGGATTCCGGCCCGCATTGTGACAGTTGCCACTCCGCCGAGGGTCAGGTCGAGCCAGGTCATGTGCGGCCAAACTCCAAGGCCGACGCCGGCCCCGTAAATTGCTGCCGCGAAGCCGACCATGTAGGTTTTCTTCCCTTTGAGCCAGTTGATCACGTTTGTCATGATCCGCCTTTTACGCCTAACCCCACTGGACTAGCAAGTTATTTTTGCCCTGGCAGCTTCGGGAGGGTCATCGGCTGGACTGGATTACGGCGCTCCCCTGGAATGCCGACGAAGGCGGCGGGGTCCCCGCCAATCCGCCGAAAAAACTTTCGCCCGTGAGATTGCTGACGGTTACCGAGTAATAGTTCGCTGCCGTCGGGATATACGGCGCTGCCGAGAAATGCTGCACCTTTGCCCCGTTTGTCACAGACGCGGGGTTATTGGTCGAGAAGGCAAAAGACCATTGGGTATTTGTGCCGAGGAGATTGGTCGCCGAGTAGATCCGGAAAGTGACATTTGTCAGGGCCGGCCAGTTTGCTGGATTGGTGAGCGTCTGACTCATCTGCTGCTGAACCTGAGTCCAGAAGTTTGAGGGATAATCCCATGCGATAATCATTTGCGACGGAGGACCCGAAGGGACCTGAGCGCTGGCGAGGGTCAATGGCAGACCGAGCAGCCCAATTAGGGCTAATTTCCGGAATTGATTGATGATAGTTTGCATTTAATCGGCATTAATTAGTGTTTTTTCCCCTTAATTACGATCCCAGTGACTGGCGGGGGGCGCGCCAGCGGGAGATT